TATTTGCTCGATCTTCACACCTTGCAGAATCAAGAGCCTCGCCGCGCTTTGCTGCTGGATTGGCTAATCTCCAGAATTGCGCCTCTCTTCTAAGCCATGAAACCAACTCCCCATGATCGCTCACGCTGCCACTAGGGGGGCGGTTGAGGGCTTCGGTAGCTCTGAGGGCGTGTTTATAAGAAGTGCAGCAAACATTCCACTCAGCGCCTTTTGTTCTGTCATATATGTTGCAGCCTATTCTGTAGTACCGCTCATTGCTGTTATCACTCATTGTCTTTCTCCAGTGCTTGCTCGATTCTTTCTGCCGATCTAAAGTCGTCATCAGTCAAGTATTCGGGGTTTGTATCTACGGCTGCGTTAAACCACTGTCGCGCTAAATCTAAATCCTCCCTGCTTACGCTCACTCTCTCTGTAGATGGAAGGGCGGCGAGTTGATAGCGAAGATCAACTATCTCGTTTTGCGCTTGGCAGAGTGTCGAAGCAGATATAAAGCATTGGGATTCATTTCCATGCTCTAACGCAGATTCGATATTCTTCAGCAAATCATCCTTCGCCAGCTCGCTTGCATCACTACTGGTAGCGGGTGCGGGGATGAAAGAAAGAACAGCTTTTAAGAAGTCCTTGTCTACCAACGATATAGCTTTAGGTTCTGCCAGCATTTCATTGATTTCTTCGGTCAAGCACAGCCCACACGCCCCCATATAGGAAACTTCATGCTCATCGCAGCATTCGTAATCTAATGGCTCATTGCTGTTATTACTCATTGTATTTGTCCCCTAGTAGCTCTGGGTTTGTGTTTAGGAATGTTTTAGCGGTACAGGTTGATCTGAGAACCTGTTGCTCATTTGAGGCGTCGCCACCCGACTGTCTAAGTAATTCTGTCTCTAGTAGTTTTTCAAATGCCTCCCAATTGGTGTTTTCGCCCTTTCGTTTGGCTATTTGGTAGGCGCTTCGCAAAACCCCGTTAATATCGGCTGGCTCTTGGAATCCCTGCTTGTAGTAATTTGAAATGCAGTCATTGTTGTTATCGCTCACTGTTACTCTCCCAAAGCCTGCCTCTGTAGTCTCGTATATATTTCCCCGACTTAGCAGCGGCAATTTGCTGCGATTTTATCCAATTTGCGACTTCTGGGACGATTTCTGCCGATAAATTTACGGACAATCCCTTCGGCCAGACGCCGAATTTCTTCCTGTATTTATGTGACGCCCAGCCGTCTTTCCAGCCCTTTTGACGGCTATATCGGAGCAGATTCGAATACCAAATTGCTTTTTCGTACTTACCCGCTTTCTTCGGCTTATCGTCAATCCTGACCAGCATCGTGCTATCTGATTCGAGCCGCTCGGTGATTGTCAGTTCGTACCCGCAGGAACATCGAAGGCCCATCATGATCTTTTGGCATCGCGGGCACTCTCTGGTCGTCGCGTCCTTTTTATCTTTCTTTTCTAACTGGTTCTTCTCTGCGAACTTTCGATCTCCATCGTCCAGCTCTGACACTTCCATCGTGTGAGCGTAGCCGAAGCGTCCGACGTTCCCGGCGTGATCGAGATAGATGGCATACGGCTTAGATTCGTGCAGTCTTTGGATTCTTCCCGCTTTTTGCTGGTAGGCGATGGCCGACTTTGTTGGCGAGCAATCAATCAAGCACCGAGTCTGCGGCGAATCGTATCCCACTCCTAGCAATTTCGAGCAGCTTAGAATCTTGAACTCTCCGGCTTCGTGCCCTTGGTAGAGTTCGGCTCTAGTCTTCTCATCCGTATAGCCGTCTATATGCTGCGCTGATACTCCGGCGTCTCGGAACATCTCTACCAGGTATTTCGAGTGCTTGATTGATGGCGAGAATGCGATCGTCTGCGAGTTCTCTCCGTGTTCTAGCCAGTTGCGAATAATATCGCCGGTGAGATGCTGGTCTTCTTCTGTAGCCCGAGCTAGATCGTCTGGATGGTAGTCGCTGCCGCCAGTCGAGAGAGCTTTCGCTTTGAGTCCCTTTGTGTCTATCTTCGCACCGCCGTAGTAATGCACTGGGGCGAGATAACCCTGCTCTAGTAGATCGGCGGCAGTACACGGAACGATCAGATCGTCCCAGTATTTTCCAAGCCCTTTTGAGTATGGAGTCGCCGAGAGCCCCACGAACTTGACGTTAGTATAGCGATCCATTAACGCTGTAACTGTCTTCCAGGGCGTATGTGCTTCGTCAACGATGGCGAAATCAAATTCTGGCGGGTTTCTGCGCCTGGCTATAGTCTGGATTGATGCTATCTGGATTTGCTTGCTTGGATCGGTCTTCCAGTGATCGGCTTGAATCACTCCGAAGTCTAGCCCCATCGCCTCGAAAGCATCCATCGTCTGCTCGACTAGCTTTACTCGGTCTGCCATGAACATGACGCGACGCCCGGACGCTGCCGCGCACTTCATCATGTAAGCTGCCGTTATGGTCTTACCAAATGAGCAGCAAGCGGCAAGCATTACCCGGCGTTTGCCCTGCTTGAATGAGTCGCGGATCATTTCGATCGCTGTATTTTGATGCTCTCTTAATTCCATAGTCTTCGCCTCCCGACGAACATTTTTGTTGGTTCTCTAAACGACGGCCACGCCCCGTCTTTTTCTCCCATAGAGACAGCAGCTATATCCTACTGCTAGTCCCTACGTTCGCCGAAGCGACGGCCAACTGGCCGGATACTCAATATCCCGATCCACAATGGTGAATCGACTCCCCGCTCAATTTCTTGAGCTGCGGCATTTGGATATAATCTCTCACACTCTGCCGATTTTAACTCTATGGGCGCGAGCCGTCAGACGGGAAGGACGGGCATCGCATTAGTGAGTGTTCGATCGTCGCCTTTCGGCTGCTGGTTAAAGCCCCAGCTCGGCATATTCAGAATTTCCGGTCTGAATTCATCGCACCGATTGACGAAATTCGCCAATTTGTAGTCAGATTCGCTATATATTGTGGTATTTCTTGACTCGATACACTATCAGTTGCGATAATTCCTGCATCGGAACCCGATGGGCTAACCTTGAGTAGTGCATCGGCAGAGTCCTATAACTCGCCCGACTGGTCACAGTATATACTGCGTTCCAAAAAAGAGCCAGAGACCTCCCGCTCTGGCTCTTTTTATTTCTTCTCGCTTAAACGCTTTAGCATCATTTCTCGATTTTCTTTTCTAATTCTGACTCTCTCATTCCGAGTTTCATATGCCACCTCTCGCAAGTTCAGCCATTCTGTCGATTTTCCTGCCGGTATTTTCGTGATCTTGCCGCCCCTGGCTAAATATTCCGCGATGTGCCGATTCAGAATCTGTCGAAGTTCTTCTTTTTCTTCAGTTCTGTCGATCAATTTATCATCTCCGGGCATGATGTAACCTCAATGCAACTTAATTTGACGTTCGCGAAGAATAGCTTTTTCGAATTCTTTACAATCCTCACAATACCAACCGGCTCGATAACCTTGATAATTTTCATCGGTCGAGCGATATTCAAATCCGATAATTTCTTGCATCACGCCACCGCATTTGCACGGCTTTTCTGTCAAATCATCGGAATTTTCGCTCATACAATTTGGCTCTTTTCGTGAATACTTTCTTTAGCCGATCAAGATACTCGGAATCAAATCGTCTTGGCGAGTTGTCCTGTTCTAGCTTCTCAACTCGATCCAGCCCGATACGCTCGATCAGCCCTGCCCGGTATCCTACTACATTTCCGCTCAGATACCGATTACAATACGCGAGCTGGCTGTGGCAGTTAAATAGATTAAATTTCAGCCCAGGAGCCGATCCCCGGCTTCGATAGTGCCCAGCATCAACCGCCCCTCCGTGCTTTATATCGCCCTGAGAGCGCCCACAGCAGATGCACGGCTTATCCCTATCTCTGGCCCTAATATATCGATTAAACGCTGCCTGGGCCTCTTTTACGCGGTCTGATCGCGTCTTGAGCCGTTCTTTTGTCTCTTTGAATTCTTTCTTCTCTGCTTTCTTGGCGATTTTCTTTGCTGCGTCGCTGCGAGAGAACTCGATCAAATGCTCCATCGAGCAAAATGCTTTAAGACTGCCGATCACCGCTGATTGGGCTTCGACTTTCTTTCTGCACAATGAGCAACGTCTAGTTCGCATCTGCTTTGCTGAGAACTATTTCAAGCCGCTCCATATCCTGCAAATCTTTGGTCACTATCACCTGCGCGTCGGTCTTTTCGATATGCTTCCCGATACCCGGATCGCCTTTTTTCACAGGATAGCCAGCCGACTCCCAGAAATCCGATTTCTCGGCGAACCCTAGCAAATAGACAGCGCCCTCGGACAGATAGGCCCAGACGTACAAATCGCACTGCTGATTGCGCTGAGAATTCGGAACTCTGAGCGTGTAGTAATCTTTCGGCTCTCCGATGCTCTTGCTGGTCTTTACGTCGATTCTATAGCCGCCAGCAATAAAGTCATAATCCAGAGAATCATCCGCACAATAATTGAAATCGATATCGACATCCATAAGCCACCTTCCGAACGCCATTTCACCCATCGTCCCGGTTATCTGACCGGAACCATCACTCATAATAGTAGTGGAGTTAAATGCCCTTCCCGTGTGCTTTCGGTGGGCGTATTGAACCCAACTCTCCCGGATTATTTGTTTGATCATTTGCTCGGCCACTCCGGTATTTTGATTGCATGCGTCTGCGCCAGGTGGCGAGAGATTGTTTCGTAAATCTTGCTATATTCGCCGCGCTCCGGGTCTTTGGTAGATTCTTCTCCAACCATTATTCGTTGAATCGGTCGCCAGAGATGATCTTTGCCTGACTGTACTGTCCAGGGTATCTCGATTTCTGGTTTTAGTGTCTTTTTCATGTCCAGGCCAGCGTCGTTTAGCGTCTGCGAGACCTGCGCTAACCAGAGATGTAGTGCTCTGTTTTGCGCCATTGTTCGCGGCTTCTTCGTCGTGTACTGAATGGCGATGTGCCCGTGCTTCTCGAACAGCTCTTCGATGTGCGCTATAAATCGCTTCTTCGAGTCTTCGTCTTTAACCGTCCAGCCTTCCATTTCAGTCTCCCGTTTGATCTGCGTAATCCGTCCCAACTTTCTCAGGAATATGAACCTGGCACTCTATGTCTCTATGCAAACGCTTCGCTAGACTATAGGCAACTGCTTGCCCGGTGAACGACCGATCGGCGTCTGCGAATATGTGCAGATTTGCCACTTGGCTCGGCGGCTCGAACTTCTCTAGCATCCCAGCGGTCGCAGCGGCCCAGCATGGAATTTTGAACTTCTGCATAACCGCCAGAGCTGTCTCCACGCCTTCGGCTATTCCCATCTCGACATAAATGTCCGTCAGACGTATCGCCCCGCCAGTTGTCGGTCTGCATGGCGGCATGATCTTCTTCACTGATGGAACAAGCGCCTTTTGTCCGCTAGCAGATAGATAAGTGATGTGCATCGTCGCTGGTAGTCCGTTCTTATCTGAAAAAACACAGACCATTGCCGGATGCTTGCCGAGAGACTTGCCGTCATTCCAATATTCCAGACCGGGATGAAATCCAATCTTCTTGCAGTTCGCCAGACCGCGATTTCTAAGATAGAGAGTCTTCGCGTTTATCTGTGATCCGTGATCAAGACCTCGACGTATGTATTCGAGCCGCGACTTATTCTTATTGAGATTCGGCTCTACTGGCTTGCTCGGCTTTATATCACCTACCATCTCTTTGATTTCCTTCGCGACCGCTGATTTGCTCATTCCGGTGATTTCTGCGGCTAAATCCCACCCGGAGCCGTTCCCGCACTGATTGCAGAAGTATTTCCCGTCGCCATTGTGATTGGTGAATCTGAATCGATCTTTCCCGCCGCACATCGGGCAGGGAGCGTGCTTGCCGTTTAATAGTGATTGATCAATGCCGAGCCTGGAAAGTATCTCCTGCCATCGATTGCGCGAGAGTTCCATTAAATCATTCATAGTCGTGATATAAGACCATAAAATCAGCAAGACTCAAATCAAAAACCGCCGCAATTTCGACAGCCCGCGACAATTTTATATCTTTGCTTTTTTGCCAGCGCGAAACTTGCTGTGGAGCGACTCCGATCTCCTTTGCTATATCGGAAATCCGTGTATGTGAGTTAGCCTGTGCTGCCCGGATAGCTTTGCCGAAATCAATTTTCTGTGACATAGTGTACTTTCTCATAATTACTTTCCCCGAAGTATTGAGCGCATTAGCCCAGCGAGGTTTCTCCAACTCGCTGGGCTTTTTTGCCTAGAATGGGATATCGTCCTCGAATGTTTCGCTAGTGTCGCTTTTTTGTTGCGGTTTTTCAACTGGAGCGTCCTTCGCTTTAAACTTCAGATCGAACGATGGCGACCTCTCATGGTCGCTTTTATTGCGGAACACATTCACCCAGTATTTTTTGCCATCTATCTCGCAGTCGCCTTTTAGCACCATGTCTTGATCGTGACGCTGTTCGTGCTTCCATAGACCGCCGCGTAAATTGTTATCGTATTCGCTCATAATTACTTCCCCTTTAGTTGATTTACATTTTCGTTTATTGACTCGACTGCATCTGTCACTATCTCTTCAAGCGACTTAATGAATTCTTCGTCTCTTTCCACCCGAACCAGCAGCGGCTTGATGCTCTGGGCGTAGCAGAGAAAATCGCACCACTCTTTTTCAGCGATCCATAACTGGCCCTGTACTTGAGCCAGATATTCCTGGGGCATCCTCTCCTTTTTTAAGAAGTCTCGCCAGTATTTAACCATCGTATGTGGCTGCGGGCATTTAATTTCCAGAATGCCGTCCGTACCTTCGATGAGTCCATCCGGGCTTGCTCCGGCTTCTATCGTGTCGTGCAAGCAGAGACCGACTTCGATCACTTTGGCGTCGTACATGAATTCGTAGTATTCACGTGCTTTCGGCTCGGTATCTATCCCGTGCTGCATCGCAGCGGTCGTTGGAAAGAACTTCGACTGCCCCGTGAGCTTTTCGGCGACCAGTTCATCTATATAGCCGTCAGCAGACGCCGCTCGCTTGCCTGTGGGCGTGATTAGCCGACCGAATGAACTAGCTGTCGGAACGCCTCTTCGGGCCGCAAACCAGCCCTCTGAGCGTTGTTCGTGCGGAAGTATTCTCATTATTTGCCGTCCTTCTTAGTCTCTAGCTTTAAAATTGCCACTTCCGCTTGTGCAGTTGTCAGCTCTGCAATTTCCGCGACTTTAAAGTATTTATAAAAACTTTCCACATCTGTTTCTGTCTCTTCGATCAGCGCATTGATCCGGTTTAGTTGATCGACTGTGAGCGGCTTTAGAGATTCCGCCAGTTCTTCGGCGGCTTTCTTGTCAGCTTCTGCCTGTCTATCAGCTTCAGCGTTCGGTAAATCTTCGCCCGCATAGATATAATGGCCGAGACCGAACATCGCCAGACATTTAACTAAACATCGCATTTTTGCGGTATTCAGTTGGAAAGCGTTCGGGTTCGGAATCGCTTTGTTTTTGTAGTCCATTACAGGCAACCACATCTGGCGAGATAGACTGTCGATTGTAACTGTGCAGAAAACCATCAGCGAGCCGTCTGTCGCTGACTCTGGCTCTTGGAATGTATATTCGGCCTGTGGGTAGTGCTCCATCAGAGTCCCCCAAGCCCAGGCCCAGCTCAAAAAGCTGAGATTCTGCTTTTTCTCGATGCGGTCGGATACATCGACCTGCGATAGCGTCGCCCAAACGGACGCGAATGTCGTTTTTTCGCTCATAATAAATCTCCCGATTTAAGCCAGCAGAATGCCAGCCGTTCGGTCGATTATACTAAAACGATGCTTTTATGCAACTGATTTGATATAGAATTGTAGCAGGAATGTTAATAAGACCAGATATTCGGCCTGGGAGCGGTTATATCATCTTCGGTGGCTATATCCAGATGAATGAATCTGCCGCCTCCTTTTTGATTCACCCCGATGCCGGTGAATACGTTGCAATTCAGCGCATTCCTAAGCAGATATATAGCTTCCTCTCGGTTGACTGCAATATCTACAGCCAGGCCGAGAGCGTGAGCGCCCACCCTGTCTTTTTTTTGCTCGACGGGATGAGCTGGGCATCGATAGCCGGATGTGATGAAAAAAGGAAATTCGCATATCGTGCGAAGAGCTTGCAGTGCGTCGAGCAATTCGTCCGAAATCTCCATTCCGGTAGAATCACACTTCCCACACTTGCAAGCGAATTCGCTTCGCGTGAAGTTCCTATAGGCGAGTTTAGCCAGCATTGATAAACTTTTGAACTGCCGCCTCGATATGCGTATCGACAAATTCGTCGGCCTTTTCAATAGCTTCGTCTGCTATGTCTGCATATTTAGCCGCTGTCAGAATCGATTCTTTGACCGCTGCGAACTTCTCCGAGCCTTTTCCGGCCTCGGGCATCTGTTCCTCGGCTTGAATCACTAGCTCTTTTATTGATGAGATTAAAAAAAGCACAAATCTCGCTATCTCAAACGCCAATTTTAGCCTACCCATAACTACCTCTTCTTTAGTTGGTTAGATTGCTTAACTTTCTTCGGCCTCTTCTTCGCCTTTTTACCCATTTTTTTGCTGCTGTTATGATACGGCATTATTCGCCCACCTTCATATAAACGCCCGCCGCGATTAAGCCCAGGAGCGCCATTGTTAAAAACCTAGTCACTGTCTGCCCGATAGTTCTCTTAGTATCTCGCCAAGCCTCTAGCAGAGATCGAATTTCGCGCATATCAGTATAAGCAGCTTCGTCCAGGAGCCCGATATCTTTTAGCGCCTCTCTAGCACCGCGCTTGGCCGCTTTGTCGAGCATGATTTCTAATTCTGCGTCAGTCATAGCTCTCGCCAGTGTTAATTGGCACGATCCGTAAATCTGTGCTCGATTTCTTGTCTGTTGAATCGCCCTGCTGATAGAGAGCGATTGTTTCCATGATCTCTGATATTTCTTCTGGCGAGTAAGCCCCGCCGCTGTAATAAATAATCGACAGAATCATTTCTGCGGCGTCGTATTTCACCACTTAACCCGGTTCGACCAGTATGCTCCCGACATCTTCCCCTTTTTGATATTCTTAGCGTGTCGAGCTTTAAATGATGCCCGGCGAGCTTTGTCAGCATCTGATTCATTCTTTCTTGGCGGCGAACCCTTCACTCCCTGCTGTCCGAATCGAATTAGCCTCACATTGTCGCCATCTTTGGCGAGAACGACGTGGCTCTTTTCAGAGTGCCCAGGAGTCCGCTTGGGCTTGTTATAGCCTTCGAGACCGTATTTCGTCAGTCTTGGGTCTTTAGCCATTAGGATCAATCCTTTTGAGTGAATTTTATCACATAATCAAGCAGGAACAATCTCAGATTTCGTGATCTGGCTCGTAATCCTTGCCGGGTATTTCGTATTCATGCCGAATAGCAATACCGCCGCTGCGACGGTAGACGATCTGGTTCATGATGCTGGGCGAGCGGTAGCCCTTGCTCGCATGCCAAGAATCGCTCGGTGCTAGTGTTCCGAATCTCTCCAGAACCACCGAATTATCGTACTGCTCCGACAGCTTGCTATGGAAGTGACCGAGAATCCAATATCGATGAGTTGTCTTTGACCAAACACTCAATCTCGGCAGCATGTCAGCAAGCCGTCGCCCTGGCGCTTTGTCGCCGTGCGTAACAGCGACCAGGTTAGAGCCGAAAGTCAGATAATGATAGAACCCCTTCGGCTCCAAGATAGTAATTCGCGAATCTTTGGAAAAGTAGTAAGCCAGCACCATCGCGATTGCGATTGCCGTTTCAGAGTCGTGATTACCTCTAGCCATAACCACCGAAACTTTGCCGTGTTTTTCAAGTGCCCGCAAAATCCCGTGAATCATCGTGTTTGCAGCCGTTCGCATAATCACCTCGATATGCGTATCGGTGTCCATCGGCGTTCCATTAGCAGTCTGCGGGTATGGGATAGATCGGTCGATATGAGTAAAATCGCCGACATTTATCAGCAGCGCCTCTTCGGATGCTGGAGCAGCTTCAACCAGGTAGTCGATTGCTTCAAGAATCTCGGAAGATGCTATGTGAGAATTAAAATCGCGATCCCGCGTAGGTTCAGAATCTCCGCGCATACCGATATGAGCATCGCCGATTATTATTGCGGGTAATAAGTCCTTCGATTTACCCTTTGGCGATTTCTTGTGAGTATTTTTTGCCGGTTTTAGCCCTTTCGTCAGCTCGTCAACGAACGCCTTTAATCCAGCTTCTCGCTCTGCGTCCTCGATCTTGCGCCGGGTCTTTAACCACGCCTTGTTGCCTTCGTCATCTTCTGTATAGATGGAACGACCAATAACGTGCTCGCCAGCAGGAACGTGCCTTCGCGCATCCCAGTTGTCTGAGTATCCCGCAGCAGCGGCTTTCGATTTAATCGTGTTAATGATGTCTCTGACAGTGGAAGAAGTAATACCCAGAGAACCACTGGCTTGAACAGAATTCCTATTACATTCTTCCCAAGTTTTTAAGACTTCCCGCTGCCTATCTGTAGTGGCGTAATCCTCTAAACTTTTCAAGTTATTTATCTCTTGCCACTTTGCGAGACTTTTCATAAGTTCGCATCCCGCCAAGACCGAGCATCCCGAAAAG